TGAAGATAGTTGGGAGTGAAATTTTGGAACAGCTGGAAAGCGGTTTCGATTCAGCCAGGTACCTATCTAAGAAGGACTGGATTCACACCCAAACCAAAGCCAAACGCGACAGATACTTGAGGGCGCTCAACAATTGGGATTCCGTTAACTGGCGTTCACCGAAGATGCACCATCGACAGTCTTTTTTAAAGGCTGAGGTGCAAATTCCTCCTAGTTACGAAGAACCATTGGCGAGCAAAGCCCCGAGGTTAATACAAGGACTGTTGACCCCTGAAATGAATATTGTGACTGGACCTTTCTTCAAGTTCATCAGTGAGTCCCTGAGTGCCCCTTTCTTAGAGGCGGCAGATTCTTATTCCCCAGGAATGAGAAACTGGCCGCGTTATGGGTACACTAGTGGAACTACTCCTGAAATTCTTGGAGAATGGTTTGGCGACATGAAGGATGCCGGTTTTAGATTTTTGGAAGATGATTTCTCAGCATACGACTCCACACAAGGGGAAGGATGCTGGGAGATTGAGAATTTCTTCTATAGGACTATTCCTGGTTTTCCTGACGCCAAACAAGCGTTCGTTGCACAGAGAGACACCTTTGGGTTTAGTCGTTACCATTCTTACAAGTGTCATTACACGCGTAAGAGTGGTGATCAAAACACATCCATTGGTAACACCCTCGTGAATTTCGTGGCTCACGGTTCTGCAATCAAATCTTTTGCAACCATTCACGGTATTGAAATCGAGTTTTACATGATAGGTTTGGGAGATGACAATCTCATCGCGTTGCGTGTTCCTAGGGAATTGGAAGCTGGGCTTCTAGTCCATGTGGAACAGCACATCCGAGAGATGGGATTAGTGCCCAAATTGAAATGGAGTAACGTGGCGCCAACCTATTGTTCTTCTGAGTTCATCCCCGTTCATGACGAGGTTGGACAGGACAAGTGGTTGTTGAGCCCTTCTCCGTTGCGCATCATGTGTAAGCAAGCGTTTTGCACTGAAGGTATTCGGACCAAGGACATAGACATGAGGTTGAAAGGCAATCTCTTAGGTAGTCCAGTGACCGAGTACATGCCGGTGCTCAGCGCGTTTTTCAGCCACTACACGAACTTGTCAGGAGAAGCCACTCGTCA